AGATCTAACGCCTCTGATCGGTTTTGCGTGTCAGAGTCGGATGTGAGCCGCAAATACTGTTTGGCTTCCTCAATCCGTTTATCGAAATCCATTGTTTTTTCAGCCATGTTTAGCCCATCCAACTAGCATTTTGTACGAAAACGGGCTTGTTTGGCCTCGGTTTCTTAGGTTCATTTACCATCAATCCGATATATCTAAACGCATCTGCGCCGTGCGAAAAGTTATCATGCACAGGCGTTTTACTAAACATTTTGGTATCAGGATCAACCTCATACCGATAATGTCTTAAACATTGTAATCCTTCGTGGCAATTTTCTCTATCAAACCAACAGTTTGAAAAGATCGTCCTCGCAGCGTTAATAGAATCGGTAATCGGGGTTTTGCCAATGATGCGGGTTTTGAACCCTGCGTTTCGGACGATTTCCTCAATACTTCGCCCATTTCCGGCAAGTGTCTTATTTTCTGCGTCATGAGGCAACCACAGCGTGTCATATACATACCCGTAAGTTTGCATTAAGGCCAAATAGTGCTGAATTGTGCGTTGGTTATCTTCAATGTACCGAATCAGCCTGGTTTCCATCCCTACAAATTGTAGAAACCAAATAGCCGTGGCATCTGACCAACCCAAATCAAATATGGCATGGACGGGCTTACTGGCATCGTAAGGCACACGGGTTATCCGTCCGTCCAACTCTGCCATCTGCATTTCACGGGCAAACACAGCCCCATCCACAGTTTGTCGGCAAATCCCTTCCCACACCGTGTTGTATGCCTCTACATCACGATCCCTTAGCGCATCTTTCTCCAAGCGCAGGGTTTCAGGAAACCAAGGGTTGTCCGACCAATTAATCTTTTGAAGTATGCAATCAGCGGGCGGATTTAATACAAATCGCTGATATGTTTCATCGGATTCTAGTTCAGGGTTAAACGTAACCCATATCTCGGAATCTTGTTTACGGATAGTCGGGATTAGTACGTTCCAACTAAGTTTTGACACGCTTTGGGCTTCCTCAACCCAACAGATATCCACGCCTTCAAACGATTTGATATTGGTTACGTTGTTTTTCAAGCCCACAAAGGCTATCTCAGTACCATTGATGGCCCGAATAGCTGTTTGGGTGATCTCATAGAACCCATGCATCCCCAAGGCATCAATCTGATCTGATAGCAACTTGTGCACAGAGTCTTTAATTGATGTTTGGAACTCACGGGCGCACAGGATGCGTAATGGCTTTTTCGCCCCCAAGATCAACAAAGCACGGGCAACGCCCCAACTCTTAGCCCCACCTCGCCCACCGTACAAAACCTTATATCGTGATTTCTCAAACAGGCAAGATAGCTTGACCGGAAACTCGGCCTTAGCTATCGCATTTTCTACAATATCACTCATTCGGTTTTACAAATGTGACCTGGATGCCAGCAAGCAATGGTGAACCGTCTGCGTTCTCTAGCGTGTTAGCTTGGATAGCTTTGCCATCAATACGATCTATCAATTCCTTGACAGCCCATTGTTCGCCTTCCTCTGCTGCCGTGATCAGCACCTCAACCACGCTATTTAGTCGGTGCGGCTCTTGCACAAGTTTCTTACGCATAGCATCGTAAAACAGCCTACTTTTAGCTGCGTTCTGATTGCCAGGTTGTCCACCACGCTGTGTCATTTGATTTGAATCCTAAATACTTGACATAATTAAGAGTTATCCACAGGCTTATCTGAGTTATCCACAGAGTTATCCACAGGTTCAACTTGTTTTGCTATGTTTCGAATTATATCTTCGGAACTCTTAGCCACAATAACAGGGAATTCCCGCAATGCAGCAATAATAAAGTTTAATTCTTGTGGGTTAAGTTCTACTTTCATTTCTTTTTAGCCTCTTTCTTTACCGAATATGCAATGGCTACTGCCTGTTTGACAGGTTTACCTGCCTTTACTTCGGCTTTGATGTTCTGCTTAAAGGCTTTCTCGGATGTGGATTTCTTTAATGGCATTTACTTCCCCTTTGCGGTTTTTGCAGATTCTTTAAATGCTTTAGCAGTTGGTGCGCCTTTCGTGCCTGGCGTACGCATCCGCTCTACAGGTTTGCCCGCAGCCTTTTGTTGTTTGATTCTTTCTTGTTTGGCGTGGATATTGGCGTAAAGTCCGTTTTTCATTAGCAGTTCCAATTCTTCAAACTTTGTTTAGCACGTTCCGCAGGGCCTTTACTATGTTTTACAACGCCTTCCATGCGGGCACAAAATGATTTCTTTCTGCCTTCATCCTTTTTTGTCTTAGGATTGGGGGCGGGCGGCTTTAGGTTTGCATTGTTTTTTGCGTTGTATTCAGCCCGACCTTTTGCAGTCATACCTGCGCCTTTCTCAGTTGGGTTGTAGTTTTTGCCTTTGCCCGTTGTTGTGTGGGCAATCGGCTTATCGTGTTTAGGCATGGCTTTCCTCAACGAAACATACATCTTTCCAAGACATAATCAAATAACGATCATCGCCTTCAAAGTATTCTTGATAGCTTAGATACTCTTGATCACCCATTGTTCCGAACCTGATAAAGCTACCAGGCTGTATTTTGTTCTCAGCTTGCGGGCCAACAGCTATAACTGTGCCCATGTTGTCTTTTTCTGACATTACAACCTGCAAGATTGAACTCTTAACCCGTTCTACAGGTTTAACAACGATACGATCCCGTAATGGCCTAAGTCGCATTGCTTTCCCCTTTAGCGGGTCTGCCACGCTTTGCTACTACTGGTTGGTATTCAGGGCTTGGTATCTTGCTGTATTCCCCGCACCAATCGTTTTGATGCTTGTTTAGGTGTTCAGGGAAACGCCTACATTGCCCCATAACATCGCCACGCCGCCAAAATAGACAGTCGTAGCATGAGGCACTAGAATTGATCGCAGCCATTACATAACTTCCTTTTATGTGTGGTTAGAAAGCCCGATAATTACGAGTTATCGGGTTTTCGCTTTACTTGCTATCGCCACGCTTGTGTTCGTAGCAAATCCCTGCGGTACGGCCCGTGTCAAACAATTTGTCTTTACCCACGGCATCCATCTTACCCATACCTACACCGTCTTTCTTCATTTCTTTACGCTCGCCGCTTTTGTCCGATGCTGCAACACCTGCTGGGCGTTTGAAGTCGTTACCGTATTTCATAGTATTTCCTTATTTCAAGAATCTTAGTTTATACAACGTGCTGTTAATCAAATCTGCAATTTCATCCACAATATTTTGTAGTTCGGTATCCTTTGGTAAGTGTTCCCTACTTTCCTCTACAAAATCTTTTAGCCCCTCGAAATACTTAATCGGCTCTTTCTCGCCGTGGAAATCGTTGGGGTATTTCTTAATTTGATCGTATTTGCCTTGGTAACTTTCGGCAAATGTATCCGCCAAATCTACTATGGATTCATAGTATTTTTGCAATGCTTTGTGTTTTGCATAGGAATCCGTTGCCAAATGCTGAAAATGGGCAATCGTTGCGCTATGCAACATTACGGCGATAAAAGCAGCGGATTCTTTTTCCATTTTGCTATTGTGCCTTATTCTGTAGGGCTGTCAAGGGTTGCAAGCACTATTGTACAACCCCCGCCTACCTTAATTTTACCCCGTGTGATCTGAATTTGATCAAATTGTTCATCATTGTTGTATACCCCCGCATCTTGCAAGCTGTCTAACAATCCTTTAAGCCGCCCGTCCAAATCCCACTTGCGCCGATCCTTCGGAAATACAGTAATGATTGCTTGCAGCCTTGCATCCCCCAAACTAGGTATTTCGTTCACAGTTACATATTCTTGCACTAATGCCTTGTAATCTCGCCCAGGCTTGCCAATAATCATTCGCCCCCTAAAGTTCCGGTAATAGGTATTATTTGTGGGCGGCAATGGCAATCGCATGGTGATCAGCATTTTATAAATCCACGCTCGAATAGTTCGCCAATCGTCTTTCTATGCGCTAAATCCCATAGTTCAAATTTCAACGCTTGGTTCATTTCTTTACCCTGATCAATCTCGGTATGGCATTTAAAACATAAACTAGCCACCCGATAATCGTGCGCTTTGAGTCCACGGCCCTTGCCATCTTTAAGTTGGTTCGAGTGTGCAGCGACAACCGTGCCATCTTCAGCACCGCATAACTGGCAAGGTATCTCACGGCAAGCCTCTAGGAGTTTTTGGTTTCTGTACATTGTTGTTCCGTATATTC